TCTCGAAGATGAGTTTCTGGGTAGCGCTGGCCTTGGCCTGCTGAAGTTGTTTCCCGGTCAACTCTGAAGTGCCGTCCTTCAACAATTGCGCGGATACGTCAGCCTCAGTGACTGATATGCCCAATTCCTTCAGTCCCTCACGTTCTCCGAGCATAGCCTTGGAGAGAATGGCACTCACTTCGGCCGCAGACTTGGTACCTCCACTCCATGCAGAGAGCGCCCCGGACAACCCGACGGTCTCACTCGACATCTTCGCTGCTTCCTCGCGCGTGAATCCCATTGGTACCAACAAGTCACCGAAGGCACCCGCAAGTCCGGTGGCGCCCTTCTTTGTGAGGCCCATAGCGGACGCGTTAGCATCTGCCCAACCCTCGACCACTCCGATACTGTCGCCGAAGACAGTGTTGGCCTTCATCATGCCCTGCTCAACCTGGGCTGCACCGGATGCAGCGGAGGATGCGAAGAGCGCCATCGGAGCCGTGACGGCGGCCGTCATCCCAAGCCCGACGGTTTGGGCGTGCTTCTTCATGCCGCCGAACTTGCTCTTGGCCCCGTCGAGGTTCTTGTTGAACTTCGTATCGTCAAGATTAAGATACGCTGTGACTTCACCGGCGTTCAGGCCCATATGTCACCCCCTCTCGTCAGGTGGGAATAGAGTCAGACGGATACGCGACTCGATAGATAGCAAGCCCAGGATGCGCACTCTCAGCCAACGGCCGGAGCGGTGGTCTATCTCCCGCTCCAAGTCTAGGCTGTAGTGCTCTTGGAAGTCGGCCTCCACCAGCGCCCAGTGCTTTAAGACTTCGCCCCAGGTTTTGCCGCCTTCTTTTTGGGGCCGGTCGATCCACCTTGGGAGCCCCGTGACTGGGCTGACTTCCTCTTTGCTGCCCGGTTCGGGGCTGGAGGGTTTCCCGCCGTATTCCAGAACTCCTCAGCGGCCTCTTTGTCCTTCAGGTGATAGATCATCAGCGTGGGGAATATGATGTTCATGGCCGTACTGCCAGGGTCGTCATCGCCCAGCTCGTCGAAGGCGTCGCCGAACAGCTCACTCATCAGCTCTGCTTGGTCGAGATCGTTCAACACCTCTACGCCGGGGTCAAAGTCCTCACCCTCAGCCCGTGCTTTGTCGGCTACCGCTCCGAGGCGTTGTAGCATAAGCCATGAACGCCCTGATATCTCACCGGGGAACTCATAGTCCTTCCCACAGATAGGAAGGACTAGAGGTTCCGCAGTCAGAAACTCGTTTAAGTCCCTGAACGCCATGGCTTAGGTGTACAGGAAGGCGACGGTGTCAGTAGAGACGCCCGTGGCATTGGTCACAGTGACATTGACCGAACCCGCGGCCACCGCCGGGACCACTACGATAATGGCGTTGTCGTCGTATGCGACCCAATCCACTGCAGCGGCCACACCGAAGGTAATAGCTGTCACGTCGTCCGCGCCTGCGGCGAAGAAGTCCATGCCAGCGATGGTGACCAGAGCGCCGCCAGCCGCAACGTCTGTAGCCGGGGTGATGCTATACACACTAGGAACAACAAGTGCGAAGTCGGGATGTGTGATCGCCGCGCGTGCGCCACGTCCGTCCAGTGTGACCGACACGATATCGTCGGCCGTCATATCTCCACCTTCCGGGGACCAGGAGACGCAGGCGAACCCGCGGTAGGCCTCGACTTTGGGGCCGGAGGAGGTGATCTCATACCAACGCACATCAATAACGTTGCTCGTGCCCATGCCATCAGAGGCCGCTCGTAGCAACTCTTGCCCCGGATCGTAGACGGTCGCGTCGCCCGCGGTGACCTTGCGCTCAACCTTCATCTCCAGCGACCAAGCCAGAGCGGTGATATTCTTTGAGTGCCAGCCGCCGGCGTCGAAGTCGCTGTCGTCGTTCAAGGTCGGTTCTTTGCCAGCCTTGAATTCGGTCACGCCAAATATGCCTACCCAAGTCGGAGCGGCGTAGGTGCCCGAATTCACGTCACAATAATACTTGCGGTTTAGGGTTGCGCCCCCCAAGGGCACTTTGGTTGTAGAAGCCATCTCGCTACCTCCGTTTTGGTTCAGTTTGTTGGGTGTTCAGTGCGCGTAGTTTTATATGCCAAAGGCCAGCGGCCTGTTGCTGCTACGTCCGGTTGGTGCTTGGTAGGTGAACACTCATGTAATAATTGCTCGCGTTGGCCCACCGAGAGTTGCTATCCTGGCCCAAACTCACAGCGGAGTTCAGCAAACATTGCACCACGTACACGCCGCCGGTCAGGGTGACTGCGGTCATGCCATGCCACCGCTGATATATGAGGTCGGACAGATCATTGACAGGACGTGGATCTTGCCCACCCCACCGACACCTAACCTGTACGCCGATGGTGGAATCAGAGAGGGATGGTGAGTCCGAGACGCTGTAAGCGGTGAGGGTGATGATGCGGTCGGGGCCTTGAGGGATGTTGCCCAAGACAATCCCGGTCTGCGTGATGGTGTAGACGCCCGAGGTCTTCCACGTGCCGATGCCCGCAGTGGCCAGGTCTTGCGCCAAACCGGTCAATAAGGTGACAGTCGAGCCACTCACTTGAGCCTGCTTTTGATTTCTTTGGCGATGATTCTATTGACGGTATCCTCTTCCGAGTTGATAGGCTGTTCAAGGTACTTGGCTTGTCTACCCGCAGCGTGGCTCCAACTCATTTCCTCATGCTGGGCTATGGCATAAGGCGCGGCGCCTCCGAGGCCATAGCTGACAGATGCCCGCAGCGCACTCTTGTCAACGTCCGTCTCGCTGTCCTTCTCCAGCGTACCTTCTTCGTGAGGCGCTAAGCGACGTGATACTTCCAGCACATGCTCGGCGGCTAGGAACAAACCATGCGCTGCGCCGGCCTTGGCTTCACTCTTCACCTTTGCCCCGCGCCAGTCAATCTTCATCTTCACGACACACTCACCTCCACATGCACAGTATTACCTCTCACCGTATGCGGATTCACTGCCATGACTAGTGAGACGCGTGAGGATGCCGTCACACGGGACTCCGGCGTGAAGTAGGCAGAATCATCCGGGTGAATGTACAGCGTCCGCTCAGATACGCTCTCGTCGCCGTTGGAGTCACGTACCAGTTTGCGGGTGGCGTCCATCCTACAGTCCACAGCAACCGCAGCACCGTAGACTGGACCGTAAGCGCCGTCGCCTGTATAGGTTTCTACACTCACGGTATCCTGGAGTAGCGACCGACGGATCTTCATAATCTGACCGGTTGCCCAGAGTAGAGGTGCGCGATGCGTAGTATCCGGGCCGCTCTGGGTGCGAGGTCCAGTGGCGTGACACGGTTCGCGCCAGCGCCGTACTGCATCTGCATATCACCTAGGACGACACCCTGCATCGGGCCCAGCACGTCATCTTCCTCATCGCTAGCAGCCCAATACTCCACCTGCGCACAGGTAGCGTCCCGGAGAGCGGCGATGTCGTCGGTAGCGGTTGGGAAGTTGTCAACGTCTACAGGGTATACCGCTGTCCGGATGTAGTCGTCGATGAGACTGGAGGCGCGCAGCAGCAACCGAGTAGCGTCCACTGGAGCCGAAACCCCAGTGAACGTCGATAGCTCGGTGCTGGTGGCGTAGGCGGTCATTTCTTAGCCGCCTTCTTTTTCTTGGCCTTCTTCTTCGGCTTCTCACGTGGAGCGGGTTCCGGTTTGATTCTCTCCATGTTCACTGAGAAGTCGTACTTCTCAGCCATGTAGTCCGGTGCCTCGACTACCATGCCGTTGTCTGTGTTCTTATAGCGGATCATAGCTATACCCGCGCCACTTGGATGGGCAGTATAAAGCCCGTCATGCCCGCTTCGACGGTGATCCTGACGGTGCCGTTATCTTGCAGGTAGCGTGCCGACTCCAGTGGAGGCAGGATCACGATACCCGTGGTAGCGTCGATGGCAGCCGAGACGAAGTTGCCTTGGCCCTCGGAGCCAGCGGGAGGGTTATCACCGGCCAGCACCGTGACCACGTTGGTGGATGCTTCAGTGTTGGCCACGCGGATGACCATTTCCTCCAGCGGGCCGTTCGGGGTAATGACGTGAGTGTTAGCGGCAGCGATCGCCGTGCCGAGGCCAATGGCGGCATCGGTCATGGC